ATAAAACCAGCAGGGTGGTTTGAAGATGCACTTATCAAAGATTTAAAAATAGACACAGGTTACTACTACGCGCAAGCACAACTTTGGAGCGAGGAGAATCCAGATGCGTTTGCAGGCATACACTCGTCGTATGGAGTCTGTTTAATCATGGACGAGGCATCTGGTATCCCCGCTCCCATCTACAGCGTGTCAGAAGGATTCTTCTCAGAACCCACGCGCAACCGCTACTGGTTTACATTCTCTAACCCAAGAAGAAACACAGGGCCTTTCTACGATAGTTTTAACAGCAAGCGCTCCTTCTGGAAAAACCAACAAATAGATTCTCGTAATGTTGAGGGTACAGACAAAGAGTTATTTCAGAAGATGATTGAGCAGTACGGCGAAGATTCAACTGTCGCGCGCGTGGAGGTGATGGGCGAGTTTCCAAAAGCTGATGACGATACAGTAATACCAATGGATCTTATCAAGTCAGCGATTGACAGGGATGTTGCGCTTGCGGCCAACGAACCAATTACTCCGCGCTCTGTATCAGACAAGGTAATCATGTTATGGATATTACTTCTTTTAAGTCTATGGATTTGATGCAACTATGCGGCGTGATAAAAAATAAGTATGATGATTGCACCGCAATAGAGCGCCCACAAGAAATATTAGTAGATGTCATTGGACTCGGCGCGGGCGTGGTGGACAGACTGGCAGAACAAAACTTACCCGTGCGCGGTATCAATGTTGCCGAAGCACCCTCCACGAAAAAAAATTTTTTAAACTTGCGTGCTGAGTTATGGTTTGCGATCAAAGATTATCTTACCCAACGAGATTGTAGATTACCCGTAGATGACGACTTGGTAGCTGAACTAGCCGCGCCTATGTATAAATATACATCTACAGGCAAAATAAAAATAGAGTCCAAAGAAGAAATGCGTAAGCGAGGAATAAAGTCCCCTGATAAAGCTGACGCTCTGGCTTTGACTATGGCAAGTTCAGCTGCAAGTTTTGGTGGTAGCACTAGCTTTTTAGGGTATAATTTTAAAAAACCACTTAAATCACGAATTATACGAGTAGGGTAATATGGCAGAAAAAATAAAAGAGAAAGACATGAAAGCTGCTGTCAAAGAGGAATCTAACATGTTAAATCTTGTTGGCGTATTGAAATCCGAAATGGATGACGCTAAAGATTTTGTGCATCAAGTTGGAGCAGAAAGGGCAGAGTCAACAGAATATTATTTAGGTAACGAACCAAGTAGCACATCAAGTTTACAGTCTGAGTTTGTATCAACAGATGTCAGAGAGAGTGTGTTGTTTATGTTGCCTTCGATTATGCGAACATTCTTTGGTACTAAAAAGATTGTTGAGTTTGTACCAAAAGGTCCAGAAGATATACCACTAGCAGAACAACAAACAGATTATATTAACTACATCATCCAACAAAAGAACCCTGGGTTCAAAGTTTTGTATGAAGTATTTAAAGATGCGCTTGTAAGAAAAACAGGCTTTGTCAAAGTGTTCTGGGATGACAGCGTTATGGCCAGCACCCACGAATATACAGACTTAGATCCGCAGTCTTATCAAGCCTTGATACTAGATAAAAATGTTGAGGTACTAAAAGAAAAGGCTACCAAAGAGTCTATTACTACGATTGATCCTGTCAGCCAAGAAGAGATTACCCAAGAGATTCCTACCAGTTATGATATGACTATCAGACGGCTCATGCCAAAAGACCAAGTGTGCATTGAAGCAATACCACCAGAAGAAGTATTAATATCAAGACACGCGCGCGATTTAGAATCCGCCTCTTATGTTGCACACCGCATGATTAAGTCTGTATCTGATTTAGTTGCTATGGGGTATGACCAAGAAGAAATGATGCAATATGGTGGCTATGGCGGTAGCGCACTTGATCCGCAAAGCTACGAAGAACAAGAAGCTAGAAACCCATACGACAACATGGTTTACCCAGATAGAAATGACGCTGGTGGCAAAGATGTATTGTATATAGAACATTACATATTCTATGACTTTGATGATGATGGTATAGACGAACGAATCAGAGTATGCACAGTTGGTGACGCACTTCATGTGTTGCATGTTGAACAATGGGATGACTTACCAATTTGTATGTTCTGTCCTGATCCAGAACCGCATACAGCTATTGGCTCATGTCCAGCTGACTATCTCAAACCTATTCAAGCAGCTAAGTCACAGATTATGCGTGATACTTTAGACTCACTTGGTCATTCAATCTTCCCAAGAATGGGTATTGTTGAAGGACAAGTCAATATTGATGATGTTCTTAACACAGACATAGGACAACCAATCAGAATGAGAGCGCCAGGTATGGTGCAACCTTTTGCTGTACCTTTTGTAGGTAAAGAGGCTTTTCCTGTTCTAGGTTATTTAGACGAACAAAAAGAAAATAGAACTGGTGTATCAAAGGCAAGCGCTGGACTAAATGCAGATGCTTTACAATCTACAACCAAAGCAGCTGTATCAGCAACTATGAGCGGTGCGCAAGGCAGAGTAGAACTTATTTGTAGGCATTTTGCAGAAGGTGGTCTAAAAACTATGTTCAAAACAGTCAATTCATTGGTAATTAAGCACCAAAACGCCCAAGATGTGTTCAGATTGAACGGCAAATTTGTACCAGTTGATCCAAGATATTGGGATAATGACAAGGATATTGTGGTCAATGTAGCTATATCTAAGTCATCTGATGAAGAAAAGTTCCAAGTTCTTACTTCTTTAGCAGGCAAACAAGAGCAAATAATGACAACCCTTGGACCAAACAATCCTTTGGTAAATTTACAGCAATATGCTAATACTTTGACCAGAATGATCGAAATGGCAGGCTTCCAAGACGCACAATCCTTTATAAATACAGAAGTTCCGCCACTACCACCCACCCCGCCAGAGGCACAAAAGCCGTCTGCGGAAGAAATTTTAGCTACTGCTGAAGCACAAAAAGCGCAAAACTTAGCACAAAAAGCAATCATAGACGCTGAAACAGACAGAATGAAAATAATAATGGATGATGACAGACAAAGGGACATAGAAGAGGCCCAGATCCGATTGAAAGCAATAGAACTGCAAGGTAAATACGGATCACAAGTCAATATCGCTGAAATCAACGCTATTATGGAGCGAGATCGTGAAGTCATAAGACAGACTGCAAAGAATCAAGCCCAAGGACTGTTTACAAACAATGTGCCAACACAAAATATATAATTTAGAAGTTCTCGAAGGAGATTTAGTTTATATAGCAAGAGATATAATGGCCAGAAACCAAGATCACGCGTTACAAATTTTGACAATTTTATCTGGAGGTGAGATAAAAGAAGATTCAAAAGTGATTTTTATAGAAGAACAGAGGTTACATTAATGGCAATAAATCCAGAGTTTTTAAAATTTATGAAAATTAACCCTATGACTTTATATAGTAAAGGTGCGGCAAAGTTAGGAGTCACATCTGAAGAAACTGACCAAATTCGTAAAGATGTAATAACTTACACAAATCAATATTATCCTAATTTTAATAAATTAGATGACAATGTAAAAAGTAATATTATGGAGGCTTTGACACACGGATTAGCTGCATACAGAATTGGTGATACTCCAGCTAAAAGAGCAGCTTTTCAAGCTAAAGATATATCACAAGCCATTGGACATGGTTTGTTTGCTGATACAAAATTTTTTGATGAAGAAATAGGGGATGCTGTAAATAATAAAGTTGGATTTTTTTTAAGAGAAAAACACCAAGATAACGAAAAAGAAGCAGTAAAAGAACTTATTGATATGATTAATAAAAAAGATAAAAGATTATATTTTATAAGTGACGCAGATCAAAAACCAATAAACAAACTACTAGGATTTTATTAAATTAAAAAATTATAATGATTACATACAGAGGCGAAAGATTTAGCGGTTACAACAAACCCAAAAGAACACCTAATAAAAATAAAAAGTTTGCTGTACTTGCAAAAGTAAAAGACCAGGTAAAACTTATTCGTTTTGGCGATCCAAACATGACAATCAAAAAGAGCAGTCCAGCTAGAAGAAAATCTTTTAGGGCTAGACATAAATGCGATACCAATCCACCAAGTAAACTAACCGCAAGATATTGGTCTTGTAAAAAATGGTAAATTAATATGGCAAAAAAGAAAAGTAGTATTCCTGACAATGTTGTAAATAAGGCATTATATGCAGCAGTTAAAGCTGCTGCGAGAAGAAAATTTAAAGTTTTTCCAAGCGCTTATGCTTCTGCATGGTTAGTGCGTGAATACAAAAAAAGAGGCGGTAAATATAAATAATGGCCAAAAGTGTAAAAGGATTAACTAAATGGTTTAAAGAAGAATGGGTAGATATTGGCGCACCCAAAAAAGGTGGTGGCTTCAAAAAATGTGGCAGATCAAAACTTAAATCTGATCGCAAAAGAAAATATCCCAAATGTGTGCCTAAAGCAAAAGCTGCCAAAATGACAGCAAAACAAATAGCTAGTGCAGTAAGAAGAAAAAGGGCTAAAAAACAGGGCGTTGGCGGTAGGCCAACAAATGTAAAAACTATAGTATAAAAAATAAATAGGAGTAATATTATGAAATTTTTTAGTAACTTATGGGGTAAACTAACTAATACAGAACAGGTACAAGTTAGAACCAGAAACAAAAAAGGCCAATACATACCTGATGATAAGTCTACACCAAAGGTGAACGAGGCTTACAAAACTGTTAGAATTAAAAAAACAACTAAAAAGAAAAAGGAGAAGTAACATGCCAGGATACGGATACGGGAAACCAATGAAGCCTAAAAAGAAAAAAGGCAAAAAGAAAAAGGGTAAATAATCATGCCTTTTAAAAAATATTCACCAAAACAAAAAAAACTTGCTCGGGTAGCAAAACCTCGTAATAAAATTACTGGGGCTGATTTTGCAAAACTTAGAGCCAAGAAGAAAAAGAAAAAATGATAAAAAAGAAAAAAGTTACAGTCAAAGGCGTTAATGTGACTGGTCTAAACAAAAGGCAACAAACTGCTATGAAAAATCATGCCAAACATCATACAAAAAAACATATTGCTATGATGGTGACTGACATGAAAAAAGGTGCAACCTTTGGACAGTCACATAAAAAGGCCATGAAAAAAGTAGGTAAGTAATTGAATGACGCAGTAGCCCTCATAACAGAAGTTGGTTTTCCAATAGCTGCTGCTTTAGGACTTGGTGTTTTTGTTTGGAAACTTATCAATAGAATTATTGATGGTATGGAAACTAAGCTAGATACCTTAGATGAAAAGGTACAAACAAGTTTAGATACTATGGAAGAACGCGTAACAACAAAATTAGACAGTCAATATGGTATTATTGTAAGTTTGATTGATAGAGTTAGAGCCGTTGACAACCAAAGTATTAGACAAGATGTTTTGTTAAAAACTTTATTAGGTGTACCAAATCTAGTTGATATAGAAAAAATAGCAAAGGCAGAAAGGGATGACCAAAGGAAAGACTAAAAAACAAATACAAGCAGAAGAAAAACACAAAGATTTTCTTATTAAAATTATTGCTGTCATAGGTATTGTTTTGTTTTTGGGAATTTTCATTCAAAATGTAAAAGCAGACACAATCACACACAAATTCAAATCACCAAGTTTTAATGGAGTTGGTACATCAAGTCATTATCTAACCATAGAAAATCAAGAATACACTCGCAAACTTACAATCAAAGAAGAAATAAAGGCCTTGCAGGACGAAATTAAAAGAGAAAAAGAAAACTCAACACTTGCAAGATTTATGCGTAATCTTGAATCAAGAGTCTATGCAGAACTATCAAGACAACTGGTAAATAACTTATTTGGTGAAACACCATCAAACTCTGGAACTATAACTTTAGAGGGTAATACCATAGAATATACAAGTGATGGCGTTACATTAACTCTTAAAATTACAGAAGCAGATGGCACAGTTACA